AGAAAAATATCAATGACATTGTTATTAAATGATCCATCAGAGTTTGAAGGTGGTGATTTAGAATTAATGGCACCAGGTAAGTTTGCAGAACTTAAACAAGGACATGCAATTATATTTGCATCATTTTTAAATCATAGAGTTAATCCAGTAACTAGAGGAATGAGACAATCTTTGGTTTGTTGGTTTGGAGGTAAACCTTTTAGATGATTAAAGAACAATTTTTTCCGACAACTATATATGGTAAAGATGTAAAACTAGATAATCAATTATTTGCTAATGAGATTGTTGAGTGGTCTAGGCGCGATCAAGGTGTTAAAAAAACAAATCGTAATGGTTGGCACTCTACAACTGAAATGCATCAAATACCTATATTCAAACCTTTAGTAGATGAATTGTTTATAATGATGCAAGACATATGGCAAGAAGAATGGTTAGATAGAGAACCTATATTAGGTAATATGTGGGCTAACATAAATCCACCAGGTGGATACAATGCTCCACACATACATCCTAATAGTTTATTTAGCGGTGTGTATTATATAAAAGCACCAGAAAATTCAGGGGATTTAATTTGTAACGAACCAAGAGCAGGAGCGCAGTTGAATATGCCAGCAAGAAAAAAAGGTAGACCACCTAAACACCTTTGGAGAGAAGTACATTTAAAACCAGTAGAAGGTAGAATTATTATATTTCCATATTATCTTTGGCACTGTGTTGAACCTAATCAATCTAATGATATAAGAATATCAGTAAGTTTTAATTTTATACAACATGGCTTTCAATAAATATCACGTAATAAAAAATGCAGTAAGTTATGATTTAGCTAACTTTATATTTAATTATTTTCTTCTTAAAAGAGATGCAGTAGCTTGGATGTATCAAAACAATATTACCTATGATACAGGTATGCTTGGTACATGGACCGATAAACAAATACCTAATACCTACTCACACTATGCAGACTTTGCTATGGAAACATTACTTGTTAAAATGTTACCAGTTATGGCTAAAGAAACAGGACTTGACCTAATACCAACTTATTCTTATGCTAGAATATATAAAAAAGGTGATGAATTAAAACGTCATAAAGACAGGCCTTCTTGTGAAATATCTACTACGTTAAATCTAGGTGGAGATCCATGGCCTATATTTATAGATGGCACAGGAGCTGACACCGTCATAGATGAGTATAAGAATATACATAAACCCAATGCACCCAAAGGCACTAAAGTCTTGCTTGAAGTAGGCGATATGCTAGTATATAGTGGATGTGAATTAGAGCATTGGAGAGAACCTTTTGAAGGGGATACTTGCGGACAAGTGTTTCTTCATTATAACCATGTAAATGGTCCTTTTGCTGAAAAGAACAGGTTCGACAAAAGGCCAATGTTAGGTGTTCCGCCAATACGGAATGCATAATATAATGAGGTTATATGTTACAAAAACTAGGATTCCTACCGGGATTTAATAAACAAGTTACATCAACAGGAGCTGAGTCTCAATGGACAGGCGGCGAAAATGTTCGTTTTAGATATGGTACACCAGAAAAAATAGGTGGTTGGAATCAATTAGGCGAATCAAAACTCACAGGAGTTGCAAGAGGACTTCATCATTTTGTTAATAAAGAATCTACAAAATTTGCAGCGATAGGTACAAACAGAATTTTATATGTATACTCTGGAGGAGTATATTATGACATACACCCATTAGTTAATCCATCAGGCACGACTATATCAAATTGTTTTACAACATCTAATGGATCGCCAACAGTTACTATTACTTTTCCAGGAACTCATACATTTGTAGCAGGGGATATTATAACGTTTAGTGATTTTTCAGCTGCAACTAATTCTAATTATGCAGCAGCAGATTTTGATGATGTAAAATACATGGTAACAAGTGTACCAACCCCTACGACTTTAACTATTACAATGGATAGTAATGAGTCAGGTTCTGGTGCAACTACATCTGGAAGTGTTAAGTATTATCAATACTATCACGTTGGACCTGCTGAACAGATAGGAGCTTTTGGTTGGGGTATATCATTATGGGGTGGTAATATTTTAGGATCACTAACAACAACTTTAAATGGAGCATTATTAAATGACGCTAATGGTACAGGTGGATCAGGAACTAGTATTACACTTACTAGCACTACAGGTTTTCCATCATCCGGTACAAACTATATTCAAGTAGATAGTGAAGAAATTTCATACACAGGTATAACAGGAAATAATTTAACAGGTATTACAAGAGCTGCACGAGGATCAACAAGAGCTGCACACAGTGATGGTGCAACCGTAACTAATACATCTAGTTGGACTGGATGGGGATCAGCTGCAGCAAACACAGACTCTGTAACAGATCCTGGTCTATGGTCTTTAGATAATTTAGGAAGCACTCTAATTGCTCTAATTCACAATGGTGAGTGTTTCCAATGGGATGGTGATGCAGCTAATGCAACAGCAACACGAGCTACAATTATATCAGGTGCACCAACAGCGTCACGTGATATGTTAGTATCTACACCCGATCGTCACTTAGTATTTTTTGGTACAGAAACAACTATTGGTGACAAGACTACACAAGACGACATGTTTATAAGATTCTCGTCTCAAGAAAATATAAATGACTACACACCAACAGCTGAGAATAGTGCTGGTACACAAAGACTGGCCGCCGGATCACGGATCATGGGTGGTAAGTTAGGTAGAAATGCAATTTACATTTGGACTGATACTTCTTTATTTACTATGCGTTTTGTTGGTACTCCATTTACTTTTGCATTTGAACAAGTTGGTACTAACTGTGGATTAATTGGAATGAATGCAGCAGTTGAAGTTGATGGCGCTGCGTACTGGATGTCTGATAATGGTTTCTTTAGATTTGCTGGTAAGCTAGAATCTATGGACTGTTTAGTTGAAGACTATGTTTATGATGATTTGAATACAACATCTAATCAATTAGTTTATTGTGGTATTAATAACTTGTTTGGTGAAATTACTTGGTTCTATCCAACATCTACATCAAATGTAAATACTAGATCTGTTACATATAGTTATTTAGATTCAACAGCAAAACGACCTATATGGTTTACAAATGCAAGCACGCTTTATCCTAGAACAACTTGGGAAGATTCTGCTGTATTTGGTTTACCACATGCAACAAGATACAATGCAAGTGTTGATACATCTTTTGATGTTCGTGGTAATACAGATGGCACTACAGTTTATTTTGAACATGAAACAGGAGTTAATCAACAAGAAGCAGCTTCAACAGCTGTAGCTATTCCAGCTAATATAACATCAGGAGATTATGATATTACACAAAAAGTTGTTAGAGGAGCTGCAACTAACATGGCTGATCTTAGAGGTGATGGTGAAAACATTATGAGAGTTAGTAGAATTATACCAGATTTTATTGCACAACAAGGAAATGCTATAATACAATTAGATTTAAGAAATTATCCAAATGATACAGCAGCTAGCTCATCACTTGGTCCTTTTACAGTAACAACCAGTACAGATAAAGTAGACACACGTGCTAGAGGAAGAGCTATAGCTCTTACAATATCTAATACAGCAGTAGATACTAGTTGGAAATTAGGAACTTTTAGATTAGATATACAAGCTGGAGGAAGACGATAATGTCTATTACAAGATTACAACAAGCTAGACAGATGTTTAGATATGGTGGTGACACCATGGGAGGACCCAACGATAAAAGTAATGACGGTCTTGGAGACACAGGTGATTTTGGAAGTGAAAAAGCAAACGTAGCTAATACTAAAAGTGCAGAAACAAATTTAGGTATGGATAGTAGAGACAGAGCCATAGCTAATCAATATAAAAATATGCCTACACCAACAGTTACAGTAGGGGTGGATAAATTTGATAATCCAATAACAGTACCAACTACTTATACTGATAGACGTAATAGACAAAAAACTTTAGATGCATTAAATGCTAAAGGTATTAGTTCGTTTGATCCTAGAGTTACTAAAACATTTAATTTTTTAGATCCAAACAATCTTATGACTAGTTTTGCACCTCAAAAAAAACAATTTGGTATACTAGATTTAGTTATGATAGCAGCTTCAGGTGGTTTACTTGGACCTAAAATAGCTACAGGTGCAAAAATGTTTAACACAGCAAAAAATGTATCTAAATTAGCTGAAACAATTGGGTTAACCGATAAAAATGTACTTGATTCTTTTACAAGTAATTTTACAGAAAATTTTGGTAAAGGTAAAAAATCTACAACTAAATCAACATCAACTAATAATAATAACGGCGGCGGTGGAGAAGGATTAGCATCACTAGACAACCAAGCAAGTGGTTATGATGAGTATATATTATTACTACAAAAACTACAATCAGGCACTATTAGTGACGCAGAACGAAATAGATATAATGTGTTAAAAAATATGTTAGGAATATAATGGCTAAAATAGTACAAACATTAACTAGAGCAAGTTCAGAATACGAAGAAGATGTAGCACAGTCTTTAGTTAGAGATTTAGATGCGGTTCTTGAAAAATTAAACACAACGTTTCAAGAAGAATTAAAACAGGAGATAGAAGCTAGAAGTTTCTTTTTAGATTAATGGCA